TTTCTTTTTTGAGCGTTGGCAAAATTAATTTGATAAAATTAAAATATTTATAAAGATGATAAAATTATACAAAGGCGATTGCCTTATTGAAAGCGATAAAATAGAAAGTGGAAGCGTTGATTTAATATTAACGGATTTATTGAAACAAATGAATGAACAATATCCAAGTACCTTTAACTTATGGGAGGATAAAAAGTTTAAAAGTAATATTTTTAAATATGATAGAAGTGAGGTAGGTTTTCATCCAACTCAAAAACCTGTGTTATTGCTTGAAGATTTGATAAAGACTTTTAGCAATGAAGGTGATTTAGTAGTAGATTTAACTATGGGTTCTGGAAGCACTTTAGTTGCTTGTGAAAACACCAATAGAAACGGAATAGGAATTGAAATGAATGAAGATTATTTTAATATTGCGAGTGAAAGGGTGGGAGAAAAAAGAAAAGAAAAAGAGATTGAAACACAAACTTTGTTTAATGAACAGAATTAAGCACTTGTAGGTAACGCCTCTCTATAATTCAGCGTTAAGCGACCCCGAAGGGGGTGAATTTATAGAGGTTGTTAATATTTAAAAAAAAATAAAAACAATTGAAAAAGCAGATAAATCCAAACCTCACACATTTAGTAAGATCATTAAAGAAAGGCAAGCGAGGCGCAATATTAGAAGGTTCTAGCAGGTCGGGTAAGACTTGGTCTAGTGTGGATTTTTTGATCTACCTATGTACTAAGGTAGAAGTGAACGCAACTATTCACATAATAAAACAAACTTACAACAGCTTTAAAACTACTTTATTCGAAGACTTTGACCGTAGATTTCCAGATTTTGGCATTCGCTCACCATCAGCGGGACGACAAGACCTCCACAAATTTAGACTTTTTGGTAATACCATCAATTTATTAGGAGCAGACAACAACGATAATAAAGTGCATGGTGTTGGCTCAGATTATTTTTATATAAATGAATCCTTAGAAGTCAGTAAGCAGATATTTGACCAATACGAAATGAGGTGCAGAAAATTTTGGTGGATGGATTACAACCCTTCTCAATCAGACCACTGGATTTATGACAAGTTAGAAAATAGGGATAACGTCTCACTGCTTAGAACTACATTTTTAGACAATCCGCATATATCAATGCCGGAAAAATTAAAAATATTATCATACGAGCCGTGGCACCCTGAAGACAGACACTTACCAATTTCAGAAAGAAGGGGACATCCTACAAATACAACTCAAGGCACGGCTGATGAATACATGTGGAATGTGTACGGCTTAGGCTTAAGGTCAGCTCCTGAAGGATTAGTATTTCAATTAGTCAACTGGATAACAGAATTTCCGAAAGACTGTGAGAGAGTGTTCTACGGCCTTGATTTTGGTTACACAAACGATCCTACATGCTTGGTTAAGATAGGAGTTTATAAGAAAAATCTATTCGCTGAAAAACTAATATATGAGCCAACACCAAACGCAAATATATTGTTTGATAAAATCGGCCCTTTTATTGGAGATTCACACGCATGGGCCGACAGTTCAGACCCCGGAATGATTTCAAAAATGAGAAAAAAACAGCTCAAAGTTTATGGAGCGAGGAAATTTCAGGGATCAATAAAATATGGAATTGATACAATGAGGAGTTATAAAATTCATCTAGTAGAAGACAAAGACGTCAGAAAAGAGCAAGAAAATTATAAATACAAAGAAGTTTCAGGAATCAGATTGAATGATCCAGTAGACAATTTCAATCATTTTTGGGATGCATTTAGATATGGCGCTATGATGGAAGTTAAATAATTACTATATTGCAATTCTATTTATCTATTATCTTCATTCTCTTGAGACATCTAGTTTATTCTAGATGTCTTTTTTTGTTTAATCGCTTTTTTAATTACTTTTGTTTGATATGGAAGCAAAATCAATAAAGATTAAAGAGGCCAAACACAGCTTTTCAAGATCGTTTAATAATCTCTCTCGAGGGATACCAAGTCCGGGAGATATAACCAGAGAAGGGGGTCAATTTTTTTACCCCATTGGCTTAGATAAAAACACCTCTTCTTTAGAGTTAATGGATTCTTTTTCCGTTCCCGAAGTTTGTTCTATTTTGAATAAAAGAGCTTCGGCACACGCAAATATTAATATTGAAGTTGTCAGCAAAAAGACAGGAAAAGAAGTTGATAATTATTTATCAAAGCTCTTAAAAAATCCCAACTGGTTCCAATCTCAAAACGAATTTATTAAGCAAACAAATCTATTTCATGATATTTTTGGTAATGAATATATATATTGCCTATACCCATCTGGATTTAAAATAACAAGAACCAAAGCCTTATACACATTACCTCCTCAGCATGTAGACATAGAATACAAATCCGACATTCCTTTTTATAAAGAAGCGATCGAGCCGGATATCAATTATATTGTTCACGATCAGGGATCCACCGACATTCTAGAATCGGACGATGTTATACATCTGAACGACAATAGGATCGATATAAAAACCAAGAAAACATTACTGAAAGGTACATCTAAGCTAAAAGCTCTATCCGTACCGATCAATAATATAATTGATGCATACGAAGCGAGAGGAGTATTAATAAGAAATCGAGGAGCATTAGGAATTTTGAGCAATGACTCCAAGGACGGCATAGGTTCAACAGTTGATTTTGATCCTGAAGAAAAAACCAACTTACAAAATGATTACAGGAGATACGGCATAACCAATAATCAATGGCAAATACTTATTACAAATATGTCTTTAAAGTGGCAAAAAATAAGCACCGATGTTGACAAGCTTAAGTTATTTGAGGAGGTACGGGAAGATTCTATTAAAATAGCTGAAGCCTTCGGCTATCCACCTGATTTATTAGGAAGCGATTCAAAGAGAGCAGGCATATTCGGAGAACAGAAAAAAGAATTAGAGATAAGTTGGTATCAAAATTCAATTATTCCTGAAGCACAAGAAAGAATCGATGCATTGAATAAAAAATTTGGTACTGATAAAGAGACATACACAATCATAGGATCATTTGATCATTTAGCTATTTTTCAGGACAACATGAAAGAAAAAGCCGCTAGAATGACCTTAGTAACAAACGCACTATCCAAGGCTTATTTAGATAATGCAATAACCTTACAACAATATCAAGACGAATTATTTTCTAATGGATTTATCGACAAATCGACAAAAAAATGATATTAAAACCTATACATGGTGAAGATTTTTCAGATTATTTAATTAGATTTATGGCAGATACGGACTCTATATTAAATTTTCCTGACACTAATCAACGGACATTTGTAGCGGAAACTATCTACAATACAGAAAAATATGAGTAAAGAATTGCTAACAATCGAACAAAAAAAAGCCGAACACTATAAGGTTAAGGCAGCGGGTGAAATATCCGTTAAGGATGTAGATTTAAGCAAAAGAATTATAACGGGTTTTTATAATTCATTCAATTATTTTGACTCTGATTTTGACGTGATGTTACCGGGAGCGGTCAAAAATTCAATAGATCAACATGGTGTTAATTCCTCTTCAGTTAGGAAAATTAAACATGCTATGGATCATGATCTCACAAGATTACCGGGCAAAATAATAAAACTTGAGGAGGCAGAAATCGAGGGAGTTTCAGGAACATATTTCGAAACTAGAATGGCTAAAACTACATTAGGGACAGATACTTTAATAAATTATCAAGAAGAAATATACGATAATCACTCGATAGGCTACAGATATTTAGATATTGAGTTTTTAGAGGCAGATTCAGAAGGATTTAAAAAAATTCTAGATCAATTAATAAATCCAGAACTTGCAGAAAAAGCCGGGTTTATGTATGCGATAAAAGAGATTGAGTTATACGAAGGCTCTACCGTTGCCATAGGTGCAAACGAATTAAGCCCCTATCTTGGTGTAAAATCAGGCAATCACGAACTGAATAAATTAAAAATATATGACCGTATATCTAAGATTGAAAAGCAGCTAAAATCAGGCAGTCAATCGGACGAAATGTTATATGATTTCAGCATACAATTAAGACAAGTAAAGCAGTTAATTTCAGAAATGGAGGCGAATTCCTCAACTAAACCCGCTCCAAAAAAGGGGTCGGAAACGGTAAAAGTCGATATTATGAAAGCTTTAAACGAAGTTAAATTTTTATAAACCAAAAAAAAAAGAAACAAAGTGGACGAAAAAGAATTAGAATTACTTTTAAAAAAAGTAGGTCAGCAGTCGAAAGACGCAATAAAAGAGGAGTTAGCAGAAGCGGCAAAGGGATTTGTAACTCCTGAAGTACTCGAAGAAAAACTCAAAGCTTCAGGATTAGGAGGTGACGAAATCAAAGAGCTTACCGAAGCTATTGAAGCTCAAGGAATTGAATTCAAGCAATGGAAAGAAAAAGGCGAAAAAAATGGCAAAACTACTGAGGAAATGATTCAGGAAAAAGCCGCGGATCTTGCTAAGATTGCAAACGGTGAAATGAAGGCCGTTAAACTTGAGATTAGTCAAAAAACTCAAGTTACTAGAGCCGGGGTAGCCGATAACACGGCAGGAATGAGAGTCCCCGGAGTTGGTCAAATCGCTTATTTGGGAACGGTAATGAGTAAAATGTTTAATCATTCCTCCGTATCTAAAAACTCAAACGGAGTTGTAAGATATTATGATCAGGCGGCCATTACTAGAAGTGCCGACATGGTGGCGGAAAATGGAACGATACCAGAATCAGCTATCACTTGGGAAGAAAAAACCTTAAGTCTTCAAAAGATTGGGGATTCAATACCAGTCACGAGAGAAGCGTTCAACGATGTTGACTTCATAGCTTCAGAAGTTAACCGATTGCTCAATGTAAACGTAGCATTGAAGGAAGATCAGCAATTATGGGCCGGATCAGGAACAGGAGTCCAGTTAAAAGGTGTGTACACTTCAGCGGTTGCCTTTAATGCAGGTGCATACTCAGGAATCGAAGTGGCGGGGGCGACTCTATACGACTTACTATCGATACTTAGGGTCGAGATAATGAACGGAAAACAAAGTAAGTATAGCCCGAATGTAGTTATTTTAAATCCGGCCGACATACTCCTCTATAAGCTTGCTAAGGCTTCAGACGGGCATTATATACTGCCTCCTTTCATTACGGCAGACGGAGCAAAGATCGATCAGATGACGGTTGTTGAATCGTCTCAGGTTGTGGCTAATACTCTAGTAGTCGGAGATTTTGCCAATTATGGAACTATCTACGATCTAGACGATTTGAGTATCGAAATGGGTTATATAGCGGATCAATTTATCAAAGATGCTATGACGATCAAGGCGACAAAAAGAGAGGGTCTATTGATTAGGGACGTTGACGTAACGGCATTCTTGAAGGTGACAAGTATTTCAGCAGCGATAACAGCGGTCACGGCCTCTTAAGATGTATATTTTCTTAAAAAATTATGTAAACAAAGAAAAGGGCGAGGTCACAAACCTTACCCTTTCTTTGGGTGCTGAATTATCAAAATTGGGAATTGTAAAAAGAATTTCTGAAAAGGAAGCTGAAAAATCATTAAAAGATAGAGCGGATTTTGTGCTTGATAGAATTGAAAAAAATAAGGTAATAACTGAAGCGGAAGAAAAACTCAAAGCGGAAGCAGAAATTGAAGCACTCGCAAATCAGAAGCTACAAGACTCCAATATGGAGGAGTTGATATTGACTATCAATGAGCTAGAAGCAACGATCAAGAAGCAAGAGGCAACGATCAATGAGCTAGAAGCAACGATCAAAACCTTAAAAGCAAATCAAAAACCAAAAAAGTAATTTCAAGAAATGTCAATAATTGATACAACTTATTTAGTCGGGGACATTAATGTACCAAACATTGAGAAAAGTCCTAACACGATTAACAGGGCTATTGATGTTCTTGAAAAAGAAGTCTTGATCTCTTTATTAGGCTATGACTTGTATAAATTACTTATTAATGCATTGGACGCAGCCCCTGCGGTTGCACTACCACAAAGGTTTGTTGATCTTTTAGACGGCAAAGATTTTGAATTTGAATTTGAAGGGCGTAACGTATCGACCAGATGGAATGGATTGAGGAACTTAGAAAAAAAGAGCCTCATATCCTATTACTTTTATTCAAAATACAGAAACGAAAATATCTCTGTATTCACGAGTACAGGACAAGTAAGGGGCAAAAGCGAAAATTCAAACAATGTGAGCGAGACTAGGCCAATTATAAGAACCTTCAGAAAATTCCTTAAATTGTATGGAGAAACTAGGTATTCATACAACGGATTTAATTTTTTTGTTGGGGATGATTGCCATCTATTCGACAAACGATCTACTTTTTACGACACTTATAACGATAGGCCGAGCGCATACAATTTTTTGAATGCGAACAAAGCAGATTTTCCAGAATGGATATTTACTCCAATCGTCTCAATTAACGAATTCGGCATATAATGTATATCATTGATTTGATCGAAGTTGCCGTTGATTCGATAAGAGAGAAAGGAGCTTACGCAGCCACAGAAGCTGCGGGGGTATCATCAATACAGTTCAGTAATAAGACGTTAAGAAATTTGCAGTTCGTTGATATCAACGGCACTGAATACCAAATAAGCAGCGTCACAAGTACCGGATTCAATGTGAATGGAATAGTCGCAGCCACTGGAACGGTGAAGTCATTATATCCGGTTTATTTATATGGTCATAGACTTGATATTAATGCTAGATTACTCGAAAAAACCATAGACGAGGTTTTTAAGTTTCAAAAATACCCTTTAATCGCATTAAGGTTACCGACTACGGAATCGGTTAACAAAACTAATGTATCTGAATTTTCTTTGAACTTAGCAATAATGGATTTCACGGAGCAAAATTATACCTCCGAAGAAAGATACGACAATGTTATAAAGCCTGTTTTGAACCCTATTTACGAGAATTTTATTGATGCGCTTGTAACTAGTGGTCTTTTTTCCGTAATTGGCAAGCCTGAACACACAAGAATTGACAGATTGTTTTGGGGCGTAGAGACTTCTGAAGGAAACGTGAAGAACATATTTGACGATCCGTTGGATGCCATTGAAATTATAGACCTGAAACTTAGGGTAATTAATAATGTAAAATGTTAACTTTAAAATAAAATAAAAAAAAATAGGGACAACTTTACATGCCTAGAGGGGCAAAAAAACCTCGGAGTGTCAAAATGCAAGACACTTCCAGAACTTCCAAAGGGCATGATAACGACCCCTGCGGATTTCACATTAACATTAGTAGAAGCCGGAAGCGCAGCAGCATGGCAGACGGCTTTGTTGGCAGCAAAAGGGACAAGGATTTATTTATGGCCTAATGCTGTCAATAATGAAGATTTGTCAGAAGAAGCCGTTTATCAAGATACGCCACTTGCTACGCTTGCGGTAAGAGACGGAAGGTATCGACAGAGGCTAACTTTTCAGGAGAATCTTGAGTATCATAAATTTATGCAGTCGCATAAAAATTTCAAAGGAAGAGCCTTTATTATTGATACGGAAGACCAAATCCTTGGAACTTCTTTAGATGAAATTAATTTTCAAGGGTTGACAATTGATTTGTTGAACCCTGAAAAATTAAAGAGAAACACAGGCGCAGAAGCGACAGTTTCTCCCGTTTATTTGTCATTAATAAATAATCAGGAAATTGATTTATTTGGATGCTTGGTTGACGCTGGTTCATTCTTATCCACCCTCGTTAAGCTTAGCACTGTTAATGTAACGATTGTCGGAACTCCGACAGCCTCAGAGATCATTGTTGATGTAAAAGGAGCTCTAGATAATGAGCCCACGTTGGGACTTGATCCAACAGCCGACTTTGTTTTATTGACAGCTGCGGGAGCAGCTCAAACAATCTCTTCAGGCAGTGAAGGCGATGACGGGCGCTACACTTTGGTAGGCTCTAGTTTAGAAACAGGAACAATCGCACTTGTAGCTGCGTCTTCCTTATCTGTGCCCGGCTTTGAATCAGCGGCTCCGGTTGTTGTGACTATATAATGCTGAAATTTTTCTTGAACAAATCGGTAAATACTCCTACAAATAAGGAGTTTACAAAAATGTTCGATAAGCAGCTCAAAACTATTCCCGAAAATAAGCGAGAAAAGTTTGCAAATTCTGAATACAGGCGCATTACTAAAGAAATGAAACCCGTATCTCAGAACGTTGATAAATCAGATAAGAGGAGTAAATAAGTAAACATACAAGGAGTATATTAATAAATTAAAAGTGTTGCCTTTATAAGGCAACACTTTTTTTTAATCAAAAACCAAATGTTCAACAGTCTAATAAAAAATTTAAGAAGATTAGATTTAGGAAAGATCGCTTTAAAAGCGTTTTTAGAAAACAAAGAAATAGCCTTTGATATGAACACAGAGGATCAATTATTAAACAAAGGTGTTGACTCATTCGGACGAACACTAGGAGAATACGCACCTTTGAGCGTTATATTAAGATCGGAGGCGGGACTACCAGTCGATAGAATTACCTTGAAGGTTACCGGGGCTTTTCATGACGCATGGAATATAGAGGCTAATTCATGGCCTATTTTGTTCGGATCATCCGATCCAAAAACGGGTGAATTGGTTTTTATGTTTGGTAATGATATATTTGGACTTACAGAAATGAATTTAAATCAGTTAATAGATGATCAGATTTTACAATTTATTCAAGATTATTTTTCAATTCAATTGGAGAAAGCAATTAGAGATTTATAAAAATTGCGAAGAACTACCCTTGTCAGTTTTTCTCAAAATAATAAAGACAAATGATCTAAGGTATTTATATAAAATTCCATATACAAAAAATATAAATAATGAATTATATCTCTCAAATATTTGGGGCGACATAATAATTGAATACTCAGATTTGCAAATCGGGCGTTCTCTCAAAAATGGTCTGAATATGGAGGTTGAAATAAATCAACTCAAAAATCTATATACGACTACTAAGGCGATGATACGAATATTAATGTTCGTCACTCCTTATAGTTCGGAACAAGAATATAGAGAGTTAGCGACTGAAACAATTAACGATCTCAATATATTAGGCTACAGAATAATTACCTCCTCCTCTGAAGATTATCAAAAATCTATCTATAGAGCAGACAAGCGAGCGAATAATATTATAACAAAAATAAATATTAAAATCAAAGAAGCTCAAATCAAAGGATCGGATAACAACAAATCAAGTTTTGAAAGTATATACGCCAATTTAGTGGCGTCCCTTCAGGTGAACATTGATAAGAATTTAACGGTAAAAGAATATTGTGAATTTCAAAAAATAATTAATATTAAAAATGGAAAAAGCAAGAAATAAAAAATATAGATTTATAAAAATATTGCTTATAGTTTTAATTACACCTATTTTTATAGTTCTAATTACTCTAAGTTGGTTAATGCTAGGAGTCAAAAATCAGAAAGAAATTGGTCATAATTCGGCCGTCATTATACAGTACATTTTAAGATGGCAGGAATAAAAAAGAGTCAGGTAATACAGGAAGCAGCGATCAAAGCTCCTTTAGAGTTGGCCGATAATTTAGGAATCGCCAACACGGAAGCTCGAAAATTAATAACCTCTCTAAAAAAAATAATTTCAGCAGGGAAAGCGGCAGATACCGCACTAGGAAACGCAAAAAATACAGAGCAAAAAGCGAAAGCAGTCAAAAACCTGACAATATCCGAATCCGAATTATTAAAAGTCAATAAGCAAATAGAAGTTGCTGAAGCTCGAAAAAATAAACAATACTCCGAAGCTCAAAAAAGACTCATTGCATTAAGAGCGGCACAAGCTCAAAAAAATCAGATTTCAAGACAGGAAGCAAAAGAGACAAATACTTTGTCGGGTTTATATGCTCAGCAGTCCGCTAGACTGGAAAATCTAAGACGAAAATATAAGGATTTAACATTAGCAGGAAAAGACAATACAGCGCAAGGCAAGCGCATGCGATCAGAAATAAATAAGCTAGATTCTAGGCTTAAGAGAGTTGACGCAAGCGTTGGACAATATCAAAGGAGTGTCGGTAATTATGCAAAAGCTTGGCGGGGATTAGGCAGCGTATTAAGGAGTGCGGGTTTATTGGGAGGAATTGCGGGAGTTGTAATGGTCTTAAGAAATGCCTTCAATGCTGTTATTGATTTCGACAAAGAGATCGTAAACATGGCAGCCTTAGCAGGAGTAGCAAGAAAAGAGCTTGCACCCTTGGAGCATGAAATAAGAAGGGTTGCAAAAACTTCTACAAACACAGCAAACGAAGTAGCGAAGACTGCGACAGCATTATTAACATTAGGAAAATCAAAGGAAGAAATTCAAGGATTATTGGAGCCAGTAAATAATTTATCAATTGCACTCAAGGCGGGGGCGGCTGAAGCGGGCGAACTTTTAATTTCAAATTTAAACGCATTTGACGAAAGCTCCACAGCGGCTCAAAAATATGCAGATATCATAGCAAAAATGAGATCAAGTACGGCCTTGGATTTCGAGAGAATAAAAGACTCTTTAGGCTTTTTGTCTCCAACGGCCAAAGCTGCGGGAGTTTCATTCGCTGATACAGGGGCTATACTAGGAGTTTTGGTAAATAATAGTATAAAAGCAGCTAGGGCGGGCAGATTAATGTCTTCTTCATTTCTTCGATTAGCCAAAGACGGCCTCACATTAGAAGAGGGATTGGATAAATTAAGGAAAGTTCAAGAGCAAACCACGGACGAGGTGGAGATTTTAGCAGCAGCAGGAAAGATTTTCGGCATTGAATCCGCTCCTTTAGGGCTAATTTTAGCTAATAATACGGAGCAATTAGCGAAGTATTCAAAAGAATTCAATAACGCAGGAGGAGCGTTAAAGGAGCTTACAGAAGGGCAACTAAAAAGCATGTCAGCAGAAATGGAAATTTTGAGCTCTGCATGGACTGAATTTACTATAGGTTTAGAAGATGGACAAGGGAAGATGGCGACAGTATTTAGGGCCGGAATTTCAGCAGCTACTGAATTTGTCGAAATACTTCAGGAGCTATCTAAATCACAAGATCAAATAAATAGCGAATCCCTAGATTCTAGACTATCTTTTTCAGCAAAGCAAGATGCAAAAGAATTCAATGAATTAATAGATACAATTGAAAAAAGAGGAGGAGACGCAGAAATGGCGATACAAAGTCTTATTGATAGAGAGAGCAGAATGCTTTCTATAGAAAAAGACAAGTTAAGTGATATGCAAAAGCGAATGGCTCAATTTGAAATATTAGCTAAAGCAAACATGGTATCAGGCGATAAATTAGAGCAGCAAGATTTTGATTTAAAAAACATCGAAATAATAAAAGAGCAGATCAAAACCAATGAGCAAAGATTGGAAATTGCTAATAAATTAATAATGTCTAGAAAGGAAGAAACAAAAAAAATCATAGACAACACTAAAGCGCAAGATGATTTAAATATAGCTACTAGCGATTACATACAATGGTTAAAAAAATTAGACGAGGAACTTTTTAACAAAAAGCCAACTCCTAAGAGTACTGCCATTCAAGACTCTTTAGACGAATGGCAAGAAGCGTTAGACAAGCAGTCGAAAAGTGAGGAAGAATACGCAGAAAAGAGCTGGCAAATAGAAAAAACAAGATTAGAGAAAATAAGAGAAGCTAGAGAAGATTTAGAAAACACGCTTAAAAAAATGGGCGAAGATACATTTTTCGATGCTGTTAACTTGTTTCATAATTTATCTCAAGAAAGAATTATTTCAATAGAGAATGACAATCAAGCAGTTCAGGAGGGGTACAATAAAGAGTTAGAAAGTGCTGAAGGAAACCAAGAAAGGATCGACCAAATAAACATAAAAAAAGAAGAGTCGGACAGAAAAACAGCGGAAGAAATAGCAAAAATAAGAAGGCGACAAGCTTTATTAGAGAAGGGGATAGCAATTGGACAAATAGCAATCGAAACAGCTCAGGCCATAGCTAAGTCGGTAGCATTTTCTCCTCTCACTGGTGGGTTACCTTGGTCTGCGATAGCGGCCGCAATAGGAGCCGCACAAATAGCCACAGTAATAGCGCAACCTATCCCACAATTTGAGAAAGGAACGGATAGTGCGCCCGGTGGCTTAGCTATGGTGAATGAAAAAGGGGGCGAACTTATTGAAAAAGATGGTAAATTCAGTATGGTTCAATCAAAGGGAGCCGCTTTAACATATCTTGAAAAAGGTAGTAAAGTTCATACAGCAGATAAATCCGCAAACATGATTATAAAAAATGAAATGTTAGGTAATAATATCAATAATAATGAAGGCGGCACAATGTCAGATTTTCTAACCCTAAAAGAATCCATTGATAAAGGATTTTTTAAATTATCGAAAAAACCCAACGTAAAAATAAATCTAAGCAAAAACGACATTCAGTTCTTGACAGACGATGGACGCAGATTTGCAGAATATATGAATACTAAATATCCTAATTAATGCCATCATCTGCAAAACTATTAGTTTCATTGTATAATGATAATTTAGGTTATCTAGACCTAGAAGACAAGAACGAGCCGGGAGGTTTAGACGGCTTTAAAATCGTAAAAAAGAGAGACAAAGAAGGTAACGGATTTGTATATGAATTCACCTTACAATTACAATTCGTCCATTCAGGAAGGGAGTTCATAAAAAATGTATTTGAAGAAAGTGGAGTTGATGGAATTATACTAGTTTTTATAAAGCAATATTCAGATAATTATAAGTTTGACATAGACAGATATCAAGGCCAAATAAAATTAGATAATTACTCTATCGATCAGGATAAGTTGACCACTAACATTGAACCGTTTGGTTTTCAAAGGAAATTTTTGAACCAGAAAAAAACAAAGGTAAATTTAGAGGCCCAGACTAGTAGACTTGGAGTTAGTCTAGACCCTATCAGTTCTTTAAATCTACCATTAGCGCCTAAAACTATCAAGAAAATAGCCACAGCGAACGGAGATACAAGATTTGTTCAACAAGGGTTTTCGGCAAATTTTGGATCAACTGTTCGATTCGGTGCAGGAGTCAACAGAACAGATTTTGAAAAAACATTTTTAGGAACAGATATTTGGACGGACGGCCAATCCCCTCCTTCTGACACCAAAAATTATATTTTCGAAGCTTCCGAGGCGGGCGATTATACATTTAATTTTGCTGGAATAAAATTTGATTCTTTTATTGAGGTTAACAAATTTTCAGTTTTAGAAATTATCGATCTAACCTCGTGGGCGTTAGCTCTCAAATACAGGGTTAACGAGGGTACTATTCAAAATATTTTTTTAGAAACAACGCTTCAGGCCGATTTCGACAAAGGGTTTTTTACCTCATCAACAGTTGACGGATATTACGACAATATAGACCAAATGTTATCGTCTCAAGACGGACAAATAATTAATAATGAATATATAGTAATTGCTGAAGAAAGGCGTTTCATATGGGATGGAGACGAGGGAGGAATATTAGAAGATTATACAGAAGGAACAATGTATTCATCCACAACAGGGGATCGATGGAGGGGGTATAATTTTAACAGTATTCCTAATCAGTCGATTGACAGCATAACAGAAACGTTAGCCGTAGGCGATGAAATATATCTATGGTTCGATTCGGGAGTTGATTTTGTCGGCCCGGGAACAGACTCAAAAAATATAGGTTACAGATTAGATATTAATGATTCATTATTCACTTTTTCAGGGAACACAATTTTTCCAGAAACAAACGCAAGAGTATTTTTAATTTATGAATACATCGAGAAAATACTGCAATTTTTAACAGATCAGGAGGTTGTTTTAGTATCTAATTTTTTCGGAAGGACTGACACTACCCCGGCTTATCTTGAAGATGGGGAAGGCTCTTTATTATCGATAACTAACGGGCGTTCTATAAGACAATTAGAAAATAAAATCGTATATGGCACATGGGAGGAAACATTTAAATCTATAAACTCATTATTCTGTTTGGGTTGGGCTCCTGAAAAACTATCTAATGGAACTCAAGTAATTAGAATTGAGCCGAAAAGATATTTTTTCGATAAAGGCACAAAATCAATAGAGCTTACAAATATTTCTAAACTCAAAAAGTTTGTCGATACTGATTTAATAAATAGCAATATATTATACGGATATCCTGAATTGGAAGATACTAACCAACCTAATGGAATTGACGAATTCAACACTCAGAGAGAACAGGCTACTCCATTAATTAACGTAACTAAGGAACTAGACATAAGAAGCGAAATAAGGGCTTCAGGGTTCGAAATAGAAGGACTTAGACGAAATATAGGAGATACCGAAGAAAGTAAACTAGACGACAAAAACTTTTTCATAGCTCTTAAGCGTTTAGATAATGGCTTCGCAGTAGAGCAGGGATCGGATTTCGAAAGTGTAACGGGCGTACTTGATCCGGGAACCGCTTATAATTTACGAATCAGTCCGGCAAGGAATTTAAAAAGATGGTCTGAAATATTGGCAACAAATATAATAAAATCAGCAAATAAAAGATTAAGATTCACATTCGGAGATTATAATTATACTATGTCTTCGAAGAATTTTAACGAGCCGGAAGTTTTCGAAGATGGAGACTTGAGTTTAGCAGAAGTGGAAGCGCTTTATTATTATGAAAAATACACCTTAGAAACTCCCTTAACAGTAGCGGAAAGAAATTTAATTAACGCAAATCCTTATGGTTTTATTGAATCTAAGGATTACGAAGATAATAAAATAGAAGGCTACATCGAAAATGACGAAGAAACTATGTCGGAAGGACTGACAGAGTTTCGTATATTGCGATTATACAGGAAAGATATTTAAAAAATGGCTATATTATCATTCACTTATTGTTATCAAAAAACTCCTTCAACAATTGTTAATGTATCAGTTACTTATGATGATTCAAATCATTCAGTACAATTTGACGACAGAGGTGAATTACCTTGTTCTGGAACCGAGCCTTTTTTGGCTCCGGGTGCCACGATTTACGAGGACGTTGTAAGCAATGGAAAATATGTAGTTATTGCCGATCCTTCACAACCTTTCTATAATGCCTCAGTCACATTCGTAATAAACGCTCCTCTGTGTTTGATAGCAGTAATAAGGGTTGACACTGTGACGGATGCAATAACTCCGACTTCAGCAGACGGAGCTGTTAATGTAATAACAAACAGAAGTTTTAATAAAGAAGTTAGAATAAGGCAGTTAACACCTTCAGCGGGTGCTTTTTCATCTTGGCAGCCTGGATTGGAATTTACCGGATTGGTTGCGGGGGATTACGTAGCGCAGGCAAGAAAAATAAATTCAGGAGCTTGCACAAATCCCGATTTATTCCCTTTCAGCCTTTCGGCTTCATCTTCTTTATCAGCAAGTTTTTCAAAAACTGATTTAACAGCTCCGGGCTCAAACGATGGAACCATTAGCGTTTTAGTTTTAGGCGGTAGCGGTTCTTACACTTATTTGTGGAACGATGCTGTCACAACAAAAGACAGGACCGGACTAGCACCGGGAACGTTTAGTTTGACAATTACAGATACGGTAAGTTCACTTACATTTGATCTTAATAATATAGTAATAGAGGGCGTAACTCCTCCACCAACTCCCGAAGATTTACCACCTTTTTTGAGTATTCCAAAAATGCAAAGCTTGCAGTTTGTTGAACGTCAAACATCCAACGGATGCAATGTATTTCAGACTTTTGACAATAAATTATTTTGTGAGCAAATACAGCCTTATTTTCTTGGCTTAGAATATAAGCAGTTGAAAAATATATGTGATTCATTTAGAATTCAGGTTAGGTCTAGTTATGCTAATCTAACAGCTAAATTATTAAAGTGTGAAGACGATTCAGAAGTGGATTCTTATTCATTTACAAAAATAATTGAAGGGATAAATAAAATCGAAGATTATTCAGTCAGATTTCAAGACGATGGATCGAGTAAGACGAGAGTTTATTTTACAGGATTGGCGACAATACCGATCAACACAATTGACCCTAATTCATTTGAGATACTTAATAGCACAAACTCAATAAACGGTAATTATGTAATTGAGTCGGTAAATGTTGATAGCGTAACATTTCAGCAATATCTAGTAATAAATATTGACTTTAATTCGACCGATCCAACAGAGACGGGCGAAGCTAGATTTTTTGAAAATACATTACCGTTTGATATTTATGAGTTTTTAGTTGATTTTTCCTCCATGTTGATTGGTGAATATTACATAAAAGTTGAATCTACAAGTCCAAGCGGATCAACTGTATTAAATTTTGTCAGCGAGCCAATCGATTTAAGGGTATCTCATGATTTTACTTATGCTCTAGAATGGTCTAACAAAGACAATGCCTATGACATTGACTACAGTCAGGGGATCATTCATAAGATAAGAGTACCGGGAATATGGTATGATAGAGCACCTAGTACAGATCAGAAAGGGATCAGAAATATAGACGGAGCTTATAATTTATTAAGTTCAAACCCTAGAAGATCAGCTTTATTAAAAATATACACAATCCCGCCTTATCTTCTAGAAAAAATATTTATCACTTTTCAGAGTGATATAATTAGAATTAATGGTCAAAATTGTACTAGTGAGGAAGGGTTGCAGATAGGCGAATATGTAGAGAGATATGCATTAGTTAATTCAGAAGTAATGATCGAACTAGACTGGTTCACCACATTCAATAAATCTAATCAGGGGGCGATAGAATTACCGTCTCAGGCTTTCATCGAAACAGACTCAGGCTTAATACAACGATAATAAAATGGCAATAAAAACCGCAAGAATACCAGTAATACGAGCAGAATTTCCGACAGAAACGTTAGACACGGGCGATATATTTGTAGTTTTTAAGCCTTCAACGGGCCAAACTCATGGTATTTTAGCATCCGCAATATTTCCGACTTCTGACTCTTCTTCATTTGCGTACTCCTCCTCTTTTGAATACTCAGAAGACGACATAGTATTATTCAATAACTTGTGGTGGATATCCAAAACAGATACAAATGAGGGTAATTTGCCTTCCGCTACATCATCAAATTGGGATCAGATTAACAAAGTCAGTATATCGAGCCTCAGGAGGTGGATAGCCGG